GCGACCCAGCCGGGTAACAAGGTCTATTACGTGGAGCCTGCGGCAAGCGCGTTTGAAGCGCAATCGGCTGAGATCCAGGAGTTGCAGCAACAGATGGCGACACTCGGCATCAGCACGCTGAGCCAGCAAAAGTTTGTCGCTGAATCTGCTGACGCTCGCCGTTTAGATCGGATTGACACCAACTCGATGTTGTCGATGGTGTCGATGGATCTGGAGTCTGGCCTGCAGAAGGCTTACAACATGGCTGCTGACTATCTGGGCCTTGAGCCGCCTGAAGTGAAGATCAGCCGTGACTTCGATCTGCAACGTCTGATTGGCCAAGACATCGCAGCGATGGCACAGCTGTTTGAGGACAACGTGATTGATCGCGAAGAGTTCCGCGACATGCTGGTGCAAGGCGAAATCTTGCCTACTGCAGCAGAACGTTCGGAGCCGGAACAAGCTGAAGCACAAGCTGAGCCCAATAGCGATCAGATTGAACGACTAATTAACGTAATGATGCAGTGAGGCCATGGCAGACAAAAACAGTCTCACCCTGGCTCAAGTCGCTGCACTGGTAAAACTTGCCAAAAAGGTTGAACAGTTCAACAACCTTCACTCCGGTGTCGGCGCACCAGGGGAGATAGGCAGTAATGGAGATTGGTATGTAGATGTTGTAACGAAGCGTCTTTACGGTCCAAAAACAGAAACCGGATGGGCGGGACCACCTGTTGCGATTGGCACGCGAGACGAAAGCGGCACACCACGACCCACCGCTCCACGAACCAGCGTCAGTGCTGACGGTAGTCTTGCCGCTACATCAGGTTCTCAAGGCCCGCAAGGCGAACGAGGACCAACAGGTCCAGAAGGGCCACAAGGCCCTACAGGAGCTACAGGCGCTACTGGAGCCACTGGTGCAACAGGCGCTACTGGCGCTCAGGGGCCAGCAGGTGCTGATGGTGCAGATGGCGCTGACGGTGCTGATGGAGCAACAGGCGCACAAGGACCACAGGGGGCTACGGGCGCTCAAGGTCCACAAGGAGATACAGGATTAACCGGAGCCACTGGAGCAGCAGGCGCTGATGGTGCCGCTGCAACGATTGCTGTTGGCACAGTTACGACAGGAGCTGCAGGTTCTTCAGTCACGGTGACGAACAGCGGGACATCCTCTGCTGCGGTGTTTGACATCTCAATTCCTCGGGGCGCTACAGGTGCTGCAGGTTCAGATGCGTTTGTGGCTGTTGGCACGACAGCAGAGCGCCCCGGCTCTCCTGCAACAGGCGCTATCCGTTACAACACCACTGAAAATCGATTTGAGGGCTACAACGGCAGTGCTTGGCTAAACCTTTCTCCGGCCACCGTGGATGAGCTTGGTGGCACGGTTTAGACTTTTACAAACACCTTCTTAGTTATGGCTAAGTCTCTGGACAAGGTTTTACAGGCTGACGGCTCCTACAAATGGGAGCTTGTTGATTCTTGGGATCCTGCTTCTGAGAAAAAAGCAGAACCTGCTGCAAAACCTGCGGCTAAAGCCAAAACTACTAAAAAAGCAAAACCTAGTAAGGTAGAAGAGTAAATTCACTTCTAATAATGGAAGAACAAGTCATCCAGGAGACGCCCGTGGCGTCACCTGAACAGCCCGTGGCTGCGACTGAAACTCCCGCTGTTGATGTTTCTGCCTACGAGCAGCAAATCAAAGCCCTCCAACAACGTGCCAGCGAAGCCGAGGAAAAGTTCCAAGGCGTTAAAGGCAAGTTAGATGAGGTCTACAAAAAACAAAAAGACGATCGGCGTAAAACGCTGGAAGACCAAGGGCAGTGGAAGGATCTCTGGGAAGAGGCCAACAAGACTGCTCAAGAAAAAGACCAGCAAATTGCTGACCTAGAACGTAAGTTGCTGGACCTTCGGGCTTCTAACGAGACCGCAGCCATGAAAACGACTGCGCTGTCTGCGATCAGCGAAGCTGGAGCAATCAACGCTAGCCAGATGTTGCAGCTTGTTCAGGGCAACTTGACCAAGACTGAAGATGGCAGCATCAAAGTGTTGAACGGCGGCGTCGAAGAAGACATCAATGTTTATTTGGCCAAGCTAAAAAATCCCGGCTCTGGTTATGAGCATCACTTCAAGCCCAGCACTCAAGCTGGTATGGGCGCTAAGCCAACTACAGGAACTGCGGGTGCCGCAGGTATCGCTAATCCTTGGTTGGAAGGTAGTATTAACTTAACCAGGCAAATGGCCTTGGAAGCTACCGACCCCGATCTTGCAGCCGTGCTCAAGAGAGAGGCAGGTAAATAGTCCCCGTGGGACACCACTTCAAGTCCGTGACTTGAAACCCCGCAAACCTAATCCCTGAATAGAAATGGCCGCACCATTTCAGAATTATTCCGGCGGTGTCCTTCTGGCGGACATCGTAAAAAGGAATAATCTCAGCAC